GTCTTAGACGCTCAACCCCTGAATCATTTCGACCCCCCTACCCCCAGGCCTGGCCCGCTCGGCCTGAGCCGGCCGAGCCCGCCGTCGACCGAGGTCGTCTTGTATGCGTGGCACGCGTGGCATAAGGCCTGCCAATTCTCGCGCACCCAAAACAACGGATCCGTCGGCCCGGTCACGGCCCGAATGTGATCGACGTCGGTCGCCGGCACTAACACCGAAACATGCCGCTTGTACGGATCCACACAAACGACGTGCTCGGCCAGGTAATAGCGCCGCGCCCGCTGCCACATCCAACCATAGCCGCGGGCGGCCGAGCTCCCCCGTTCACGTTCATTGATTGCGCTCGCGCCCGCCGGCCGGCATCGGTCGCATAAACCGCGCTCGACCATCACCGCGAAACAACGGGCACACGGGCGTTTGATCATTTCTTGTTATGGTGCCGCGGCGACTCAGCATCGACCAGGTGCGGCGCGACCGTCGTCTCGGGCGCGTCGTCTCGCTTCGTCGCCTTTGGCGCAGGCTCGGGCGCAGGCTCGGCCGGCGCAGGCGGCGCAGGCGGCGCAGGCGGCGCCGGCGGATTGGTTAGAAACTCGGTTATCAAAGATTGAACCGTCTCGGCCGGCACATAGAACGGCCGGTAAAGCACGTACACCGAAACGTCATTCGCGCCGGCGTCGTCTTTCTCAATCGTGTAATTGATCGTCACGCCGTCGCGGCTCATTGAGCCAACCGGCCCCAGGTTAACGCCACGCGCCGCGGCCGATACGCGCGCCGCTTCCAATTGCTCATCGCTCACCGCGACGTGAAAATGCTCTTCAGCCATTTTGAAATTTCCTCCCTCTGTAAAATGCAAACGGCCCGCACCTGGCAGGCCTCGCCGTCGTTTTGCTCTCGAGCTCATTCGCCCTTGCGCGGCCAGGCGCGCAGAATGTCGCCGCGCGCCTCGCCGACGAATGGATACACGAAAACTTTCCTTTCCGTACGTTCTACAAAATCCTCTGGCCGGCGCCGCTCGAGCCGCTGATCCTCGTATAACCGCGCCGTGTGTGAGCCGCCGCGCAGGCCGGCGTTCGCTTCTATTTCCTTGCGCACAATCGCGGCCGTCGAGCCCGGCAATGTCTCGACATGAACGTCGCCGAAAATTTCCTCGGCCGAGAGCAGTTGAAAACCGATGAGCTCGAAAGTTTCCTCGTCGAATTTCTCGCGCCACAATCCGCGCGCGCATTGCCGGCGACCATAGTCAAGCCGCACCTTGCGAATCAGGCGCCAACCACGGGCGTCGGATCCCCACAAATAAAAAAACCGACGCTCGCCGGCGCCGGCCTCAGTGTATGCGCGACTCTGCATGTCCTTGGTACTCCTGCATTCAACGGGAAGCGTACCGTTTAGCCGATCGACTAAAGAAAGTTTTGTAAAACGTGTTTCAGCCTAACCGATGAAACGCCGGCCCGCGCACAAATCGCGGATTTTTCTCGCCAGATGAGAATTTTGTGGATAAGTGAGTTTTATCGGGCACTAAATCGGCCAAACCCAGGCCGAGCGCCGCGGCAATTTCGCAGGCCAGGAAAAACGAACAACGCCCGCCGGCCTCAACCCTGTATAAGCCGCTTGTACTAATTCCGAGCCGCCACGCCAGGTCGACGGCCGCGATTCGCTGCACCTTGCGAGCCCGCGCGATGCGCAGGCCGACGGAAGCATCGAAACGCGCCTCGGCGTCATTGCGGCGCGTCGCGCTCATAACCGCGCCTTTCGGTCGATGCGCTCGTGATCCCAAAGCAATAAATTCGCATCTTTCCAAATCCCGAGCTCGATAAAATTCGCCGCCCCGAATTTGCCCCGCAGAACGCTCGAGTTTTCAGTTTGAAATTTCCACGCGGCCATAATCGCGAGCGCAGTTGTCGCCGGCATCGCGCCCTTGTCGCACTCGAGCGCAATCGCGGCGCGCAGTTTTTCCCGCAAGCGGCGTTTCGTCCAGGCGCAACCAGACATGCATTGCTCGATCGCGGCCTCGATCGGCGCCGAGCTCGCCGGATCCGGCCCCCTGGCGGCGGCCGTTGTTCGTTCTGCAGGTGGAAAGAGCGAACCTGTCACACTCCCACCTGCGCGAGCAGGGGGGGCAGGGGGGGTTATCTTTTGCTTTTGTGTTCCTGTTCCTGTTCTACCTTTAGTGTGCGGTCGACTTTTGTCCTCCTTTTGCCCTCCTTTTGCCCCCCTTCTGGCAAAAAAAAGGCGGGCATTTTGCCCCCCTTTATTCACCGAAAAGGCGGGCATTTTGTCCCCTTTCTCGGCGCCGTTCGCGGCCAGTTTTGGCCGTTGCTCGTCGAGCTCGGGAAAGCTGTAAAACGTCACCTGGCCGCGGCCTTGATTGCTGGCCCGCATGCGGCGAATTACGCCCTTGCTCTCAAGTTGCGCAAGCGTGCGCCGGCAGGTTCGCTCGTCTATGAGCGCATCGGCGGCGATTGTCTCGACACTCGGGAAAGTGTAAGCGCCGGTTTTGTCTTGATGAGAGTCGGCCAGGATCAATGCGACAAATTTCTCCCCGCGCGAAATCGGCTCGCCGTTGGGGCAATTCTGCAGTTGCTTGACATACGCACTCGCTCGCCAGGACATAAGTTTTCGCCGCTCTCTCTATTCATGCGCATCGTCAAATTCCAGGCGCGCCGCGCGCTTCTCTTGCCGCGCCTGCTCGAGCTCGATCGCCAGGCCTGGCGCGTAGTCGTGAATCAACCGCAAGGCCTCGGCCGGCGCCAGGCGCGCATCAACCGCGAGCGTGCAATCCTTGACTCGAATCGTAAGCACGCACAAGGCGCCGCTTTCCTTGCGCAACCATTCGCTCATTTGCACGAGCGTACTCACGGCCGACCAGTCGCGCGGCATTTGCACGGGCTCACCCCCCGGCGGCGCGTCTGTCGCCGTCGAGCTCCGCATCGAGCTCCGCGTCTAATCGCAACCGCTCGAGCCGATCAATCTCGGCGGCAATCAAGGCGCCGGCCTTTTCGAGATTCCGTATCGGATCCTCGTCCGGCTTGAACTCCCCTTGCGACCACGGCCAGAGCACGGCGATTTTCGCGCTCGTGCGCACTTCCCGCGGCGCGCCGCCGCCGGCCAGGATCCAACCCGCGTACGCGTAGCAAATCGCGGCGCGCACGAGCTCGCTCGCCGCGTGCCGCTGATCGTACTCGAGCGTGTATTGCTCGGCCTCGATTTGCCGGCGCCGTTCCGCGGCAATCACCGCGGCGCCGAATTCGCCGTTATAAAGCGCCGGCGTCGTCATTCACTCCCCCCCTTTTTTGCGGCGAAACGTTCCATGCAACAGAACTCGGCGCGTGTCGTCATCCTTGCAGGCCTCGAGAACCGTGCGGCCGACGCGGCGAACGGCGGCGACGTCTACGCCCAACCTGGCCGCGTAGTCGTTCGCCTCGACATTCGGCCGACGCCCGTGCGCCGGCGCCGCGGCGGCCGTGCCTGGCCTGTCTAAATCATGCTGAAAGCACATAGCGAACCTCGCCGAGCGGCACGGCCGCGACCGTGCACTCGTCTAAACCATCGTGAGCCGCGAGCCAAAAATTCAGAAAAACGCCGACGCTCGGCCCATCGGCCGAAACCAAATTTACATCGTCGGCGCGAATCGAAATCGGCTCGGCCGCGGGCTCACCTTTCAGGTAAATCTTGTACTCGCGCATCCCTTTTCCTTTCCCGAAAAACCTCGGCCGGCTCGAGCTCCCCGACATAGGCGCGCACGAGCACGGCGTCATTTGCCATACGTTCGAACCGATAAAACTTCGACGGATCCGGCCGCGTCAAAACCTCGAGAACCGCGAACGTGATCGGAACCCCGTCGACGATAATCAGCAAATTGCCGGTATCAACCTCGAGCCACATGCGCGCCGCCCTCGCTTACCATGCGCCGATGGGAATCGGGTTATGGCTCCATCCAAGTTGCACTAGGTCGAAAACAACCGTCGACGAGCCGGGCTCGTAATTCTCGGTCTGTAATTGAACCGAGCGAATTTCCTCCCAGTTGGTTTTTTGCGCGTTGACGCCTTGCAGTTTCTCGGGCACGGTATACGGATTGTCGTCGAGGTCGATCGAGCACACCGAAAACACGTTCGCGTCAGGGTCATACCAAAAACGAAAGTCGGCCGTGTGGCGCACGTCGGGCGCCATCTGCTCTTCTGTAACCACATACCCCGAATCAATCCATCCCGGCGGATCCTCGTCGATCTGCCACATTTTTCGATCGCGATTCCATTGCGTGCTTAGATTTGCGACGTTGGGAATTTTGGTTTGCGAATTCGGCCTCGACTTGTAACAAACTTTCAAATCGAGCTCGAGCCGCGCGATTTGCCGATGCACCTGGCGCGACCACTTAAAGCCGACTTTCATCGCGATATATTGAAACAACTTCCCCGCGGCATCGCGCGGCGGCAATTTCTTATGCGATACCAGGCCGCCAGGGAATTTTTTGTCGCCGCCGTAAGCATTCGTAACCACGAGCGCACCGTCGACGCCCGCCATCGCGCCGAAATAGTCGCTCGGCGGGTCGTTGATCGTCGGCCCCGTGTTGCCTTTCCAATTCGCAACGTCGCGTTGTAGCTGCGGCTCTAACAGGATCATGCCCTCTGTGGTTGTGCTCATTTGCTTCCACCCTCCCGTTTGGTTGCCTTGCTTGTCATCGCGCGCCGCCCGTGCCTTTACTTCGCGGGCGTCTCAGTTTTTTACAACGCAAGTTGCATCGGCCAAAAAATTGATTGTCTCGGCCGCGTCCCTGTTGCTTTTGTTGTAGGCCTCGGTTTCCGGCTTAGTCGTGTGCGAATGCCACCCGTCGGGACAAATCGCCTCAACGTAAAAACCGCCGCCCGTGAGTTTCGTGGCGTGAAGTTTCGGCGCCGGCGGCGCAACCGGACACTCGGCGCCCAGGCCGAGAATTGCGAGCGCCAGAGCGAGCCGCGTCACGCAATCACCCGCGCCTCTGGCACGGCCGCCGACAACCATCCGGCGATACTTTCGACCGTGTCGAGTTTCCACTTTTGATCAATCTCGAATAGAGCCGCATTCGGCGCCGCGTCTTTGACCGACTGCAGGCGCAGCAAAAAGCGGCTTTCGACTGGCGGCGCCTCGCGAAAGGTGCGCCAGGGGATGAGCGGCACGCCCTCGGCCGGCAGGGTCACGGGCGTATTAAGTGAGCGCGTGTCGTTTGAAATCTCGAGTCTCTGCGAGAGCCCGTCATCGGCGACGGCGATTTGCGTTTTACTTTCAAGATGCGACACGACGGTCGTCACCTTTACCGCTTCCTCGTTCCAATAGAAACTCGCGCGGAAATCGATCATGAATTTATCGGGCGCCAAAAACTGATTAAACTTGAACGGCGTTTCGTCGCTATAGGTCGCCGCGGCGTACACGTGCCGGCGGCCGTAGTCGTCGGCTTTCATGCGCACCAGGCGCACCGTGCGGTAATTCACCACATGAAAGGCCGCATCGTCTTCGAAATCGTCGAGTTTCGTTTTCCAGAGCTCGGCCAGAGCGCGCAGGCTCGAAACCTCGAGCGTTGGTTTGGTCCATTGCGGCGCCAGGTCGCGCACCGCGGCGCCGAGCGTGCCGTCGGCATTGACGGCGTACGGTTGCCCTTTTACTTCGTGAGTTACCGGCCGTTCGGCTTTCAGCCGGCCGAGCAGATAGTCGAGCCAATTTTGCATCGCGTTTCCTCCCTTTCACATTTCGACACATTCGTCGGCGTAAATTTTGAACTCGTTTGCCCGCGGGTCGGTTGCCACAAACGAACGCAAGTTTGCCGGTAAAGGTTCATCGGCGTTTACCCAGGCAAAATCGCCTTTCGTCGAGAGCCGCACAACCCGGCCCAACCGCCCGTCGAATTCGCTGTTGCTCCCGTGTTGAGTAACTCGGATACGCATCCCGTCGCGCAATCGCATGTCGTTATCCTCCCTTCACGCGTCGTATTTCGCGGCCGCGCCCGCGGCCTTGAATTCGATTGTGTTTCCCTCGAGCGGCTTCGGCGCCGGCCAGAGAACCATTTGCCGCGGATCCTCGTCGAGCGCCACAAAGCCGCCGCCCTGTTGTTTGGCAATGAACATTTGGCCGGCGCAGGATTCCATGCCGGCGAGTTTCGTCGTACACGAAAACGTTGTGTCGACTTTCACCCGGTCGACTTGCGGCACAAAATCGACTTTGAGCGTGATCGATCGCTTCGCGGTCGCCGGCGTGCGCAGGTCGGCGATATTGGTTAGCACGAGCGCGAGCTCGTGCGCAAAACCCTCAAGCACGGCGCCTTTCGAGATATTGCCGAGATTCACGGCCGCCGGCTCGCTCGTTACATTGCGTTCGGTCATTCGAATAACCCCCCTTGCTTTGGTTGCGGTTTCGGATCCGGCTTGCGCTTGCGCTCGTCGGCCAGGTTTTCGAGCCGCGCCAGGCATTCGAGACACGGCCCGCGCTTTCGATCGTCGACCCGATGCATAGTTTCCTTGCGGCATCGGTTGCAGTAGACGCTAACCTCGGTCGTCGCGCGCGTGTAGTGTTGCGGCATGATTGCCTCGAGTTTCCCGAGCTCGCGCCAGTACGACTCCGAGCATTCGCTTTCCCAACAGTCTTGACAGAGCTCGCCGCCATCGTCGCCCGGCCAACCGTCATGCGGCCGCCCGCATTTGCATTTGTCGAGCTCGATCGATGCGGCCGGCATTGTCATTCCTCGGAATCTTGAGCCACTAAACAGGCCTGCATTTGTCCCTCGTTCCAACTCTCATGCTCGCGCGTACCTGCGGCATATGGATTGCCCGTGCCCGCGAGCATGCTCCCCGGTTGTGCCTCTTGCATGTAATGCATGTAACCCTGGCGCCACGGGCTCAACGCGTCATACGCGGCTTTCGTTAGCAATTCGGCCGGCATCTCTACCTCGGTTGATTGGCGAAAAGGATGGCGCGAATTTCCTCGAGCCGCGCCGCGTATCCTTCATAACTCGGCGTCGACGGCCGGCGCCCCGCGCCCATGCCCGGCATTGTGCCGATGGTGATCGCGAAAGTTTCGATTGCAACCCGAACGGTCATCGATTGCGCGAGATTTAATCGCGTGCCGTTGATCACGATATCGGGCTCGGTCCATTCAGCCGGCATCGTCTCGCCTCTCTCTTAAATTCACTTTCCCGAGAAACTTCCCGATTACATCTTTGAGATACAACTCCCGAAAACGACTCCCCAGACGAACGAATGCCAGTTGCTCGGCCGTGCCCTTCGCGCTCGCGCGCGCCCGATCCTCGGCAATCCTGGCGAGCCGCAAAATCAAATCGCCCTCGGGCGCGTGGCTCGTTTCGTAGCGCGCAACGGTCGTAATCGCAACGTCGAGCACTAACACGGCGAATTGCGCCTGGCTCATGTTCATCGCGCGCCGTAACTCGACAAGCGCCTCGCTCGTGTCGGCCCGGCTCGTTTTCATTTGAACCCCTCGCGCGTCGCGGCCAGTTGTTCGGCGACGGCGTAAACGGCGACAACCAAACTTTTCAAACAATGCGCGATAAGCGTACGGCCCGACGTTTCAAAATCGCTCGTCTGAGAGCAGGCGCGCGCGAACGAAAGCGAATCGTTTTGAATGTCTTTCGTGCTCGAGACAAAAAAGTTCTCGCTCATTTGTGGCCCCTGGCCCGCTTGAGCAGGCGCGCGCGTTTCCTGCGGTCGGCCTGCTCCTGCTTTCTGAGCTCGAGAATCTCGGCCGGCGAGCGCCGCCGCGGGCGTTCGTAGCGCCGCCGCTCGGCGCGTTTCAAGGCCCGCGAGTGAGCCGCGAGGCAAGCCGGCGCCGAGCATACGTCGCGCTCGGTATTCAACCACCCGCAGGCCTCGCCGTCGGGCAAGCGGCACGCGTTCGCTTCCGTGCATCGGCAATACCGGCAAACACCGGGCGTCGGCTTTGTCATCCCGTGCCCCCTTTTACTGCGGCCGGCCGAACCCGCGGCTTTTATCCTGGCGCGCCGCGGCTTTCACAACGTCGTCGATGTAGTCGCGCACCATTGCGACGTGGGCGCGGCTTAGATTCGAAATATTGAGCGCGAGTAAGGCCCATTGCGGCGAGCTCGCCGAAATCTCGTCGTAAGCGAATTCGAGCGCCTCGGTCGGCGCGCCGGCACAAAGATTCACGCAAGCCGCCACCCGCCGGACTGCCACGGCCTCAGCCCCGGCGCCCAGGCCGGCAAATCTCAACTCGCCGGCCCGGTCGACGGCCGCCACGAGCCCGCCGTCAATCTTTCCCACTTGCCACGGCTCCCCGAAATCGACCATCCCGCGCGACTCGATCGCAACCGCATCGGCACCCGCAACCTCGGCCCGCGCCGGCGGCTTGCGCCCGCGCCCTCGCCAGGCCGCCAGGCGCGCGGCGGCCTCACGGCTCATCTCGTCGCCGGCGGGCTCGCCTGGCGCCCCTGGCGCGTTTCTGGCCGGCGGCCGCGGCCAGGGGAAAACCGCGGCGCCCTCGGCCGGATCCGGCTCGCCCGATCCCTCACCCGCGAGCGCGCGGCCCAATTCCTCAACCGTCGCCGTCCGCATGAGCTCATCGATCACCGCGGCCACCTGGCCGACGGGACATGTCGACGCATGCGGCCCGGCCGCCCACCCGTCGCCGGCCAGGCGCATATCGCAAACCGAGCAGTACATCGCGGGCTCGCCGGCGTGGCAATAGCGCAGGCCGACGACCAGGTTGCGCGCCGCAAACAAGAGCCGGACAAAGCCGGCCCACAACTTTTGTGGTTTCGAAGCTCCCGGTTTACCGGGCGTGTCGACGCCGCTTTTCTCTCCTGGCGGGTGAGTAGAACCACCGTGCGCGTGGGCGCGGTTCCTGGCGCCTTTTCTCAGTTGAGACGAGACTCGCTTTTTTATCATCCGGTAACCCCCTGAAAACAAAGGTTCGCCCTCAGTAGAGCCACGCATTCGGGTAGACACACGTCCCGCAATGCGTCGCTCTAGTTGTGGAAAAAGCTAGATTTTGGGGTTTTTGCTTCGGAGTTACACAAGATGTAGTGGTTAAGTGAGCCCGGCCGGACTTGAACCGGCGACATCCGCCTTAAAAGGGCGCATAGCACCCCAAAAAAACCGTGGCTCTACTCTCTAACCCCTTGCACGTGTGAAACTTGAGCCAAAACGCCCGAAATTGAATTCGTGCCCCTGTCTCGATCCGTTGCTCTACTCAGTTTGACAGGTGCACCGTCGGTATGTTACCGACTTTGGCCGGCGCCTTCGGGCGCGGTCGCCGCTTCTCTTCCCCTGGCCTGATTCGAGCTCGCTCGTTTGGTGCGCTCACTCATTCTGGTTTCCCCGAATCAGGCCTTACCAGGGAAGGCAAAATCATAAAAGCAAATGATCACTTTGCAACCGAAAAATTTGCCGCCGCGCAACCTGTTGATTCCACTTTTTATCGCGCAATTTGCACAGGCAGTCTGTACCCTGGCGGATTAACCACGATGCGCCAGTAACCCTTAATCAAACCATTGTTGAAACTCAGACACGCAGACTCGAAGTCAATGCCGCACATCTCAGCCGCTGTGATTAAGTCTCCCGCCCCTGCTAAAAATGCTTGTTCTAATTCTTCCAAGTATGGCGCGGCCATATTGCACCCCTTTCATTTGAGAAAATTCTATTTAGTTCCCCTTTTCATTGTCTGCACCCTCAAAAAACCGGCTCGGAAATTCTACCGGCTCAATACCGCGGCGCCGGCCCTCGGCGAGAATCTCGATACATCGATCGACGTTGATTTGCTGATCCCATTCGATCAACCCATATTGCCGGCAGGAGTCGAGCGCGAGCACGAACGCGGCCGCGTCGACGGCGTCGCGCCACTCGTCGGGCGTCTCAGGATCCCGCCGGCCTTTCATAACCCCGCCGCCTTGCGCGCTTTCAGAATTAGCTCAAGCGGAAGAACCGCCCCAATCATTTCGTTTACCCTACAACGGCCCGCGTCGTAGTCAACCGCGTCAAGGATGGTCAACAATACACTTCGCATCGTCGCCGCGGCCGTCCTCAAATCGATAATCTCTTGCTCGCTTAACGCTCCACTTGCGTCCATTGGTTCACCCCTAAAAAACATCGGTTGCAAACTGGCGCCGCGGCGATACCATTGACTCGCCATGCAAACGAAACCGAAAACGCCGGTCGTCGCGCTCACCGTCCGATTGAATGCGGCCCAGTATGCCGCCCTGCACGAGCACGCCGAGCGGCTCGGGATTCCGGTTTCGAACGTCGTGCGCCTGGCCCTCAAGGCCTTTTGCCCGGCGCCCGCCAACCCCAAAAAAGCCGCCCGGCCGGCCGCGTCCTAAGCACGTCGTAAGCACGTGCATTGCCAAACGCAAACCGCCCAAGCATGACACTAACTCACTCACATTCATTAAAACCCGCATGAACATTGGGCAAACACTACGCTCCAACTAGGTAAATCGACTTTACTGCGCCCTTTTTTGAGCAGTGTTACAGAGTGTCACACCACCTAAAATTAGATGTGAGAACAACTATCGCGAAAATTGCCCAGTAAAGATGATTTACTAAACCAAAACCCATGAAAACCGATGCCAAAAGGCGCCCCATTCGGGCGAAATAATAGCGAAGTCGATATGCCCATTGCTGACACCACAATGCCACCACACGCGGCCGGCAAATTTCAACGATAGATTCCCTCACCCGCCCCTTAGAAACGCCGCCACGGGCGTCGAGATTTATTTTTGCCCCTTCCAACCCTTCCAGAATCAAACAACTACACATAAACATTGATAATTCAGAAAAAACGGCCTGGCGGCGCCGGGCTCGGTTTTCGCCTTTTCGCCGCCAAAATCTCATCGCTCGCCGGCCTTGAGCAGAAGCGAGAGCAGGTCGCCGAGCGTAACCGTTGCGCCGTCGACAATTCGTTCCCAGGTTTGGGTCGCATCCTTCGAACGCGAATATTCGATCAAAATCAAAGTCAATGCGAACAGTTCCACGCGGCGCAGGCCGACTTCGATCACCCGCTCGGGCTCGGCCCGAACCGCGGCCAGCAACTCGGCCGCCTGATCGAAGAGCTCGGCCGCGGTCGTCGTGTAATACGCCTGCGCTTCCATCATGCCGACGCGCCGCCCGCTCGCCGTGATCACGCCGAAACCGCCCTCGGATGGTTTGGCGAGCTCGCCCGCCGGCCCTATTCCCCAGGTGCCGGTAATCGCTTCGACTTGCCCGTCGACTTTGACATGCGTCGCGCCGATCACACTCGACGGCACGCGCCCCTGCTCATCGGTCATGGTTTGCCCTCGCTTGTTTCCCGCACTACCTCGACGAGCCGAAAGCGCGCCAGAAAAATTCGCTTACCGTACCACTCGGCTTGCACTTCGGCCTGATCCCAATACTTTTCAATTTGCGCCCGATCGACGGAAACGATAGGAATCACGCCCGCCGGCACAACCCCTTGTTTCAAACCTAACCCGCCCGTCGACAACTCATCCCAACCGACCCAGGCATATAACTCCATCGCCTGTAAATCTTCACGCTCGCTCATTTCGTTAACCCTCCGGTTTTTCTTTAGATAAAACCTCGAACCATTTCCCGCCGCCGCGGCGAGCTCCGACAAAGGCCGGCCACGGCCCCCGCCGGGTGGAATAGCCCGCCGCGGCATGCGAAGGAAAGAGCGCGGCCCATGCCAGGCGCAGGACTGGCAGACTGGGGAAAACCCCTGCGCCCCGCGCCCTTTCCCTTTGTCGAGCCGGCTCCCGACGGGCTCGACAAACCTTAGTAAGCAACCGTTTGGCAACCGAGCGCCAGGAGTAACAACGCATGCGGCCAGTTCACGCGATTTTTTTTCGCATCTTTATCCATCGATCACCCTCGCGGCGAATCAACTCGCCGCATGCACAACAAATCGTTTCGCAGGCCTCAGGATCGGCCGGACAATGCCAACACGCGCCCGCCGCCTCGTGCCGGCCGCCGCAAAGCACGAGCGCCGGATTCTCGCGCACAAAGATTCCGGCGGCGCGCCGTTCCCCGCAAAAGCAACAGTGCCCCGTGCCGCGCGCAATCGCCTGTTGATTGGCGCCCGGCACGCGCTCATTCCAGCATTCGGCACACATCGCATGGACCCAAACCGGCGACCATAACCGCGCCGTCACCCGTGTTAATTGTTGGGAAGCCATCTCTCCAACCTCGCGCGCCGCCGGCGCAGTTCGGCCAGGCCGCCCGACCAGGTGAGCGCGAGCCGCTCGAGCTCGCGCCGGCTCGCCTCGAGAGAATCAAGAACCTCGAACCGCCTGGCCGATCGTCCGTGCATGTACCACTCGACCGTCTCGGGCGCCCAGAGAGTAAACCGCGCCTGGCCGTTCGTGTGTCGCAACTCCCAACCTCGACATATCCACAAAAGCCGCACCAGGCCAAAACCGCCAGGCGGCCCACCATCTGAGCTCGGCGGCCGCGGCAAATGTTCCACGCGCGCCGCGACCCATTGCGCGCAGTCGATATGCGACGCCGGCACGAGCGCGGCTTGTTCAATCCCTAAACGCACGCCGTCGACGAATGCAAGCGGCGCCTTGATTGAATGCCCGCAAACGATGCACACCCGATGCACTAGCGCCCGTGAAAATTTCTCGTCCGACATGCCCGCGGCCAGGTTCGGCTTGTGATCCTCCCAGGATGCGAACCACGGAACCGGCCACCCGTCATAAAGCGGCAAATTGCGCATGGCGCCAGGCACACGCGCAGAATCACTCTCCATAAAGAAACCAAACCTTTCGTTTCTCAATGTCGAATTTCTGAAAAAAGGTTTTGGGGGTTAGTTTCTCGCAATGGGGTCAACGCGTGCCCGGCGCGTCTGCGAAGTATGGCACGCAATCGCTTGCGGTTTGATAAAACCGCGCGTGCATGCTCTTAACTTAGAGTTACTAAAATTACCCGAATTCGATCTAGTTCATAACCAGTGCTCGATTTGAGACGTTACCAGCGAGTAACACGCACCGTCAAGGAAAAAGTTGTCATTAAATTGTCATATCTCGAACAAGCTACTAATTCGCTTTCGTTGAGGAATTAAAAAAGGCGGCGAGCTCTAAGTTTCCGCTTCGCCGCCTGTTTCAAAACTGCAATTTCATAGACTCACATGGGATTGCTACCAAACCGCACCCGGTTGCTACCTAAAAACGGCGCTAGAGTACCAGATATGGGAAAAACACACCCCTTCACCGTTCGCTTAAACTCGGCTCAATATGCCGCCATCGTCCGACTGTCGCAACGACTCGGCGTGAGCATTACGAATATTGTGCGGCTTGCATTGGCCAGGTTTATCGAAGAGGAAAACCGCCCCGCGGCGGCCCGGCAAAGACGCTAGAACGCGACAAAAAAGGCCTCGGGCGATTTACCCAAGGCCTTATAACTTAATTTCCCTGCAAATTTTTCATTTCCCCCCTGAAATCAATTCATCGCATCAGGCGCCCTTGCGCGGCCGGCGTCGGCACGGCCAGAACCGCGGGCGCCGGCTCGTGCCAGGCCGCGCCGGATCCCGAGCTCGGCCCGTACGGCATCTCGGCGCCGGCGAATGCACTCGCCGCCCAACGCCGCTTTGCGTTCATCGAAATGTGCGTGTAGTGCTGTTGCATCGCAAACGAAATGTGCCCGGCGAAAGCGAGAATCACATGGATCGGCAAATTCGCCTCAGCCATGCGCGTTATCGCCGTGTGGCGCAAATCGTACGGCCGAAAATTCGGCAGGCCCGCGGCGTGGCGCACCGCCATCCACGGTTTTTTAATTCCCGAGACGGTCATCGGCTTGTTCGGGTCGTAGCGATTAAAGGTCAGGTGCAAGGGAAACAGGTAATGGTAAGGCTCGCGCGCGCCGCGGCTCGCGGCCTGCTCCATCAATTTCGAGAGCGCCCAAATGACCCGCTCGGATTGCAACGGAATCGTGCGTTTGCGATGCACGTTTTTTCCCTTGCGTACCTCGAGAATTCCTTGATCGAGAAAAATGTCGCCGAGCCGCAAGCCGCGCAATTCATCCGACGAGCACGACGTCTCGAGCCCGACAATCGTGTACCAGTAAATCGCTTGCCACTCTGGCCGGCGGGCGGCCGTCTCGAGCCAAATTTGTTGTTCGCGCGGCGTCAAGGCCTGTCCCACGTCGCTAACTACAACCTCGAGCGGCCGCCAGGTGCGCGCCATCTTCTCTTTATCCCAAACGTCGGCGGCTTTCATCAACCGCACCACGATTTGAACCTCTTTGCGAATCAGGTTCGCGCCCGCCGGCGCCGCCCAACCATTTTCGACGCCGTCGTCGAGAACCGAGTTATCGCAAATCGCGCGCGCCTGTTGATAGGTCATCAAATGGCCGGCGTGGATCTTCGCGAGCGGAATCTTGCCAAAAAACCGGCTCGCCGCCCGTGCATATTGTTTGAGGTCCGATATCCCTCGGTCGGAAAGATAACGAGCGTTTGTAAGAACGCCCGCGCGCTGAATTGTCAAGTTATCAATCCAGCGATTGAATGCCGCTTCGAACGGCATGTTACCCGAAATTGTGTGAGTTTCCATGTTAGTTATCCCATCGCACGCCGGGCAATCGATGTGCCCTGGCGTGTGTTTCATGGCGCCCATAGTACCTCTTTAGTTCTGAAATTTTTCCCTGTGGAAAAAGTATAGCAGAGTAGAGCCACGCCCCAAACCCCCGAACCTCTTTCGCCAACCCGCCCGCCGGCCTTTACGGCGTGCGCGGCGGCCGCGCGGCCTGGCGTCCCTCTCTCGCCGCCTCGCGGGCGTCCTGGCGGCCCTCTCTGCCCGCCTGGCGGGCGTCCTGGCGCGCTTCGTGGCCGTCGTGACCATCGCCTCGCCCTGGCGGCTTGGGATGCGGCCCGCCGCGCGTCGGCGCCGTCGCCTGTATCACGCATTGATAGGTTCCCGAAATTGTGCCCGACGTGTGCACGTTGACAGTGAAGCCCGAAAACGAGAGCGCCGTATACCAGAGCGCGCCCACCGCGGTCGGATCCGAGGTCGGCGTAATGGCGCAACTCGTCGGCGTGGCACTAAATGCCGGCGCAAACGTGACGAGCGCCGAGGTCGCCCCCGTAATCGACCAGGCGCCGGCGCGCATGGCGTTCAATTGCGATGCAAGCGCCACGGTTCCACTGGCCGTCAACGCGGGAAGATTGAGAGTGAATCCACCCGCGCCCGTAATAGGCGCCGCAATCGTAATCGCGTGCGCCGTGCCGCCACTGTCCATTGCGTTAAATTTTAAGGTCGCGGTCGATCCGTTGGCCGCGCTCTGAATCGTCGGGCGTTGCATCAGTAAGTTAAGCATGTCCATCGGTATCTGATTCGGCCCCCAGTTGAACGTGTGCGTGCTCGGAACCCAATTTAAAACGCCGCTTCCTCCCGTTCCCGCCATCGTGAAAAGGTTGTAATTAAAGGACGGATCCGTGCAATCGCCCTGTGACGAGATAGTGCTCGCCGGACATCCAATGTAAAACGCGCTCGATCCCGGCGGCCCAGGTGCCCATTGCATATATAACCCGTAATTCATCAACCCCCCTAAGGCTATTCCGCCCGGCGGATTCGAAAAGCCGCCGCGATATGTGTACTGAGAGAGCGGCGAAGTATTCGTGATGTTTTCCATCGAAAAATTCCCCGCCGGATTGCCCGTATTTCCGCCCCGAATCCCGCCCCCCGCGGCAGTGATAGAATGCACATTCGTCGAAAAAACCATCGGGTTATAGGCGACTTCCACCTCATGAATGGTATGCGCCTGCAGTAAGTAGTGATGCGCCTGCTCGACGGCATCGCCGGCGTAAACTGGCACCGTCGTTGCCGGCGCCCAGGCCGCATTATTAGGCTCGAGCGCCAACGTCGTTACATTGCCAGGCGAGACGCTTGGCGGACTCGTAGTGTAAGTCTGCACGTCTAGCACTTCCGCGCCCTTATACAAATTAAATCCCCCGTTGCCCTTTCCCGACGAGCCGATCGACAACGTCAAGCCGGTCACTGGCCCGACTCCCGTACTGGCCGCCTGCGTGCACAGAAGATGCCCCGTTGAATCAGGCGCAGAGTTAGTACATTGAGTGTCGAACGCCGTGCCCGTGCCTGAAATAGTGAGTGTCGGCTGATTAAACAAATAGGAGTTAGAGCCGAAAGTTTGCGACGACGTAATGTTATTAAACGTGACTACGCCCGCCGTGTTGGTTGCGGTCGTTCCCGCAAAGGCCGCGGGAAATCTTACATTGCCTTGCGTCAGTGCGGAATTACTTGCGCCCACCAGAGAGAACATGCGCCACCAAAGCGTGTGCGCGTCCGGCGCCCCGAGAATGTCGATGGGATAACGAATCGGCTGCGCCGGCGACCCATTACCCACGGCATTCACGAGCACCGTGTCGGCCGTGAACTCAATGAATTGCCCGCACGGCCCACCCGCGACCACATAGCTATTCGCCTCGTGCGCATGGCGCAAGGATGCGGTAATGTTCCACGGCCCCGTCCCAGTAAACCCCGACACTGTTGCTTGCTCGTGAAAATTGCCACCAAAACAAAGCAAGTTGCCAACCGCGGGCGCCCCGGTGTTGCCCGGCCCCGAGTTACATACCCAGGTTACCGGCGTCGCCTGCACGCCGGCCAGAGCCGGATTAGACGGCGCCGGCGTCGGTATCCCGAGCGGTCCCGCGGTACACCAGAAAGTTGACGGAGTTACCGCAACGTCGGTCGTAAACGTGCCTGGCGTGAAACTCCCACTCGGCAAAGTTCGCGCGGTCACGAAACCAGTTACCGGATTGACCGTGTCGTAAAGATAGCGCCCGTCCCCCGGATTGGCGCAATCTTTCAGGCAATTGATTTTGAGCCCCGTCGCCCCTGTTCCCCCCGAGCCGGTCGCCACCGTGCCCGTAAATGTGTTCGCTTGTTCAATCAACCCCGTGCCTAAGTTGTAATTCCCCTCATCAGAGCCCGACACCGCGCCGCCGTAGAAATAGTTGTAAAAATACGCGTTCACATTGTCGCCGATCGACGATTTAACGTGAGTTGCAATCTCATCGCCATATATGCCCGGCGTATTCACCACGGCCTGAACCTGCAAGCCGGTTTGCACCGACCACCCTGTCGGCCCGAAAGTCGGCGTGCCATAATCAATTCCCGGCGCAGACCACATCGTGCCTTTCGGCGCCAGGCCGCCCAGGTTGAGGCAAAAGTGATGTGTTCCCACCTGGCCAGTAGTCGCGCCCGCGCCGATAAAAAACGCATTGACGGTATTGGTGCAAGTCACCGTCATGTAATTAGACATATTGCCGTAAGTTGCCTTTGCGCTATCCGCTGCATAAGTCAACGTCGCGGGCGTGGTCGTACTACCTACCGCTTGACCCCCGGCCACCGTGAGCCCGTTGTTGCCGTCTGTAATCACCCCCGGATAACTGAGAGAGCCGCCCGGCACGCCGGCCGGAATCCCGAATTGCATTTGATAACTCGGCGTCGTGCCGCTCATGGTAACCGTTGCGGCCTGGCCTGGCGCCAGAGTCGTCGTACTCTGCACCGCCATATTAGGCGGCGGCCCCATCGGCCCGGCCTGCGTCACAATCTGCGCCTGTAAATTGGGTACATACTGATCCCAGTAACAGGCGCCGCCGGCCGAGCCCGTGCCCGCCGTGCACCAGGCATGAGTCCCGGTCACCGGATCGCCCGTGCTCTCAGGTTGCACGCATGTATAACCCGGCCCGAGTAAGTTGTAACCTGTCACATTGTCGAGAATCGTCACCGAGTAACAAACGTGAATCGGCGAAGTTAGCGCCGTGTCGGCGAGCAGGATCGAATACACGCCGTTCGTTACCGGCGCCGTGACGGCCTGCGAAATCACCTGGCCGCCCGGCCCGCCGACTTTAAAACTGATCGGTTTCCCGTTGTTGTCGACGGGCGCAAACGATACCGTGCCGCTCGCGAGCAAACCCCCGGTCGCATCGCTCACCCGACTCGCCGTCACCTGCATATAGCCGACACCTGGCGCCTGCGCCCAAACGTTGACGCGCGGCACCCGCAGAATGACAAGCGAGCACGCCAGTGCGGCCGCGGCCGCGGCCGCGACGATTCTCGAGACATGCATTAGAAACCCCCCGTGGGAAAGCAAGAGAAAAGGAAATCAACCCATATTGACGAGCGAGAATGTGCGCGACGTCGAATAGATCGGCGTCGCCGAGGTCGTCGACGCCTGCACGGCAAACACGTGCGTGCCGGCCGTCGGCACCGGCGAAATCAATTGACTCGGCGAGAGCACGGCCGAGCCCGTCGCATCGGTTGAAACCGTCGCCGGCCCCAGGATGGCGGCGCCATCCATCAAAACCTGTACGCTCACCGGCACATTCGCAACCGGAGTAATCGCCGAAACCGTACAGGGATAGGTACTATTGCCCGACGTGTAATTACTCGAGCCGGCCACAATGTTCACCGATGCGGTCGCCACCGTGTAATTCGAGCCGCCGACGAGCGTAAGGGTCGGATCCCAAATCGTGCCGGCGCCCCCTCCAATGTCTGCCTGAAACGAAACACTGGCCGCGGCGCCGGATCCGTCGCCCGTAATCGAAATATTTACCGTCGGCGGCCCCGAGCCCTGCGCCGGCCCGAATGACGTGCCGATGTTTGTCACCGCGCCGCCCGTGCCGCGCGATGCGAATTGCATGTTAAGCGCCATTAAAAGGGCGCCGCCCGATAGGTCAATCGAAATGCTCGCGAGCTCAGGCAGGCCCGCCATGCCGGTCGTTGAAACCCTCGGATTAGGCGTCGTGCCGCTTATTACCAGCGTGCCCGTAAACGGCCCCGCCGGCGGGTGTTGCCAATCGTAATTTGAGTAGAGCTCCCAATCGCTCGTCGCCCCATTGCCGCGAATCGCCCGCACCCGCGCGTTAAGGAAAGTAACTGAATTGATCCCGTCGATGTAACAATACTGCGACGCGCCGTCGAACATGCCGGCATCGATCCAGGCGCCACTTAGTAACTGCCCTTGCGCGTCTTGATATTGAACCTGAATGTGCCCGCCGATGTTTACGTAAACGTCATCGGGCGGCGTCCATGAAATGAGCAGGCGCGGAATCGATGCGCCGTTGGCGAGTACGAGCGCCGTAGACGAGTCATCCTCGAGCGCGAGATTTGTCGGCGGCAATGGATTGGCCAGGATGAAACCCGGATTGGCGGCAACGTCGTACGGCGTCAATTCCTCGGCCGGCGACCACTCGTAAACGTCGGGCGCCGTCTCTCCCACGGTTATCGAAGTGGTGAGCGCAACCGCGCCCGAGTCGCCGGCCGCGGGCTCGGCCACAAAATCAACCCGCACAACCTCGAGATACTTGTTTGCCCAACTCATTTGCGAAAACGTGAATTGCATCACGTCCGTTTCCTGCATCGCCCAGGCCGCCAGGCCCATCCGAAACGTGCCCGAGCCCTGCATGCGGTTGCGCATCAAAACAATTTTCGCGACCCGTTGCGCCTGCACAATCGAGAGCACGCCGCGCAGAGTAATCTCCTGCGGCAATTGCACGCCCCCGTCCTCGGTCAAAAAAACGTCGGTCGCGAAACCGTGCAACGGATCCGCGGCGTACTGGGGGAAATTTGTCGGCTGAAACGCGAACGCCCAAACATTATCTTTCGTGCCGTAGTACCACCCGTTTCGGTCGTACAGGTTGCCCGCGGTTGAATAGGGGAAGTTCGGCGCCGTGTAAGTTCCGGTAACTCGGTTGACTAGCTCGCGAAAACTCCGGTAAGGATTCCAAACCGGCGCCTCAATGAGCGCGCTCTGATCAAACGTGAAACTCGGCCCTTGCCAGTAAGCCGGCCAGATGTACCACTCCCCCGCAATGTAACTCAACCGGCCGGCGGCACACGGCATCATCATTCCGAGCGCATCGCCCGGCGACGCCGACGTGTCATAGTGCAAATCAAGACAATAGCGCCGCTCGCCGCCCTGGCCCGTCGCGACGAGCTCGTCGCACACGTTCGCCGCGGCAATCAATTGCGCCTGATTTACGTTTGGGTCGCCGACGCCGAATTGAACATCGGTCAAAACGTCGGCGACGCATAGAGCCCAGTTATTCGTAAAAGTTGTTTTGCCCGAGCGCGGGTCGAAAATGCGGTTTTTGCCGTTCACCGTGATCCGAATCTCGGGATAAGTCGGAAACATGGCCGCATCGCGGCCGACGTTAATGTACAAGTAACTGCACCCGCCGACGTACGGCGTCCCACCCTGCGCGCTCGTGTAGGAGAGCCATTGCGGGTCGTTGACCGAAAGCTCGTGAATCACATCGCCCGCTAACTGATCCCCGAATCGAACCTCGGCATATACTTTGCCGTCAAAGTTGTAGTGCGCGCCGCCTGGCCCGATTCCGTAACCCAGGTGATAGCCGCCGCTTGTCGGGTCCGGATCGTCGGAACGTGAATGCCCGCCGAACGTGAACGCGCCTTGAATCTCGGCCGTCGGCGCCGACGTGTAACCCGAGCCGCCCGCGGTCATGTACACAACCCACGCCCCAGGCCCGCCAGTCGCGTACGCCGTCGCGCCGGCGCCGCCGCCGCCATAGATGCGCACCCGATAGCGCGCCGGCGCCACTTGCGCAAACCCCGAGCCGCCGGTCGCGGTTATGGCCGTGACGGCCCCGCCCGCGACCGTAACCGTCGTGGCCGGCGAGGTCGCCACTTTGCCGGCGCCGACATTGCCGATGTTGCCGTCCGATCGAAAGAAAACCTGGCGGCCGTCGAGATAGACGTTTTGAACGCAATCAATTTCGTGCGTCGCGAGCACAATCACAAAGTTATAAACGTACGTTCCGCCCGAGCCACCGGCGCCGGTCGTCGACTGGTAAATCGTCGTTCCCCCGACGCGTTGTGTCCCATAGATGATTTGCCGGAAACCGGCCGCCATGCGGGTCGTAATGTTCATGCCGCGATTCGTCGTGAGCGCGCTCGCGATGAGTGAGCTCGCGCCGGTCACCGCCAGGCCGGCGCCGGCCGCCATCATTTCCGCCAGGATCGACGCCGTTAGAATCCCAACCGGCGGAAGGAAAAAACCGACGGCCGCGAGAGCGAGCCCACCCGCCACCATCGCCGCGCCCTGAATCGCCTTAGACATGCCAGGCCCGCCGAATTTGCGTTATCGGGAAACGTTTCGCCTCGAGCTCGCCGGCCGTGACTACCTCGCGCCCGCTCGGATGTACGAGCGCGAGAATGATCCGGCCCGATTCCTCGAGCGAGCAGATATCGCCCCGTTGCGCATAAAGCGGCGCCTCGAGCTCTGCCAGGCCATATTTACCCGCGCAGTATTCGGCCGCATGCTCAACCGTCACCGTGGCGCCGGCTCGGGCGCCGATCACGGCGCGAATCGCTTGAAAGGCGCCGGGCTCGTCGACGTAACCGCGAAAGTCGGCGGCGATATCGACGCCAGTCATGCGCTCGACGGCATCGGCCACAAAAAGCGCGCAATCATTCGCACCCCACTTGAACGGCATATGCGCCCGCTCGATCAAAAACCGCTCGAGCTCGCGCGTGTCCCAAAACTTTTTACGTTCCACTTAACCCCATTTCAAGGCCTGATCGTTTAGTTGCTCGACCCATTGAAACGCCGAGTCGTCGGAGTAATAGAGCCGCTGATCGGCGGCCGTGTACCGGCGCGCGTTGGCGCGCTGCAAATTGGTGAGCCGCGTCTCGAGCGCGAGCGAAATCGTTATCTCATTCAGCCCCGGCGTAACGATTGGTTTGTCGACCAGGCCGACAAACATCGGATACGGCGCGCCGAGAATATTGCCGGCCGGATCTAAAAGAGCAAAGGTGATCACGGCCGGCGCCCCGAGTTGAATATCGGTCATTGATTCCGAAAAGAGATTTACATCGATCCCACTTAGAGCAACCGTCACGCCACCCGCGGCCACTTCGACGCCCGCGCCGACGCGTGAGATTCGGCCGAGCGAGCCGACGCCCAAATACGTGTTGCCGGCGTAAACCAGGTTGCCGACACCCGACCAGATGAAGGAAACCTCCGAGCGAAAGTGAATCTCGGCGAGTAGTGCCGGCCGAATCTGGTTGTCTTCGATCGAGCCCGGCCCCGTGAGCATTGCCGCCGGCAAATTGCGCGGCATTTATCGAACCTCGGCCAATTTGAAACTCATCGTCGTAAGCCGCATCGGCGAAAACTGTGCCTCGCGCCGGTTGTCGGCCAGGCGCCACAATCCGAGCGGTTTTGAAAGAATGAGCGGCGCGCCCGCGGCCGGCGACTCGCGCAGGCTCGGCCAAATGAGAATCGTCGCCAGGCCGCCAGGATCGGCGGATATCTGCTCGCACGTCCGGTAAAGGTGATACCCAATCTGGAATAAATCGCCGCGCAACAGGCATCGCGCCGTGTTCGGTTTCCAACCCGCGGTTGTGATCGAGGTCGCCATTGCGTTATTCGTGCCCGTGAGAACCGGCGCCGAGCCCTGCGCATTGCCGAGCGGCGTTTGTCGCCGCGGGTCGCCGATTTGAAACACGTTCAACATTCCGCGCAGGCTCGCTAAAAACCCCTCCCACTCGGCCGCCTGCGCGTTTGTGAGCGGCGGCATGCTGACGGTCGCATCCCAGGCATCGGCGCCCGGCCAGGCCTGCGCCTGCGTCTGCGCGGGCACGTACGGCGACGATACCGTCGCGACGGCATCATTCATGCCGAGAGACATGTCGGCGGCGCCTGGCGACGTTGGCAGAGTCGCCAGGTTGTAAGTATTCGACCCGACGGTTATCGATTGCATGTTTTTAGATCCTCGCCCCGCTCGGCCGCCTGGCGTTGTAGTTCCGCATTGTCTCGACGGTCATGGCCGGCAATTGCGCCATGTAAGCGCCCATCGTCCGATGTACCGCGGCCTCGACGGCCGCCGGATCGCCGGCGCCGCGGGCGTCGACGTTGATCACGTGTGAAACCGAGCCGCCCGCCATGTTGAGCGTGCGGTTTGAAATGATGCGCCCCGAGGTCGACGGCACAAACAATTCCGGCCCCGATTCGCCGACAACCGCGGGCATCCCCGACGGGATATCGCCGCCGGCGGCGAAGTGTAGCAGGCTCGCGAGTAACTTCGAGCCAAACGAGCCGACGGCCTGGCCGGCGGCCGAGCCGCCTTTCGATGTGAACAGTTGCCCGAGCGAGCCGGCGACCGACGCAACCGCGGCGCCGGCGCCCTGCACGTCTTTGGTATAAAGCGGCACCGACGGCGTATCGCCGCGCTTGCCGCCGAGAAAGGCCTTGCCGATCGCGCCCTCGGCCAGTTTGAGCCCCGAGCCCGCCAGGCCAGAAAATATCTGTTTGCCGGCATCCTTCCATTGCCCTCTGTGGTACGGATCCGTCAAGGTGCGCAGGAGAGCGCCGTTGATCGTGCTCACGGTCGAATTGAGCGCGTCTTTGATATGCGCCGGAATGTCGGTAAACTGGCCGGCGAGCTCGGTCGCCGAATCCTCGAGCGCGCCGAGCGCGGTCGCCGCTTTCCTCGTCGCCTCGTCGGCCTGGCCCCTGAGCCCCGCGCCGGCCGCGGCCGTGCTTAAACTTTTCATCGAAAGGTCGGCGCCGCCGAGCAGAGCCGGAATAAGCGCCTGGCGCCGCTGCTCTTCCGAGCTCGCGTGTAATTGCTGAATAGCGAGCGCCGCGGCCGCGTGCGAAAGCTGCCCGCGTTGCTCCTGCAGTTTGATTGCCGCCTCTTGCATACGCGCGGCGGCCTCAATCTCGGCCGCCGTGTTTTCGTAATTCGCCTTCGCCGCCTGTTGCTGTTCGTGCGCCGACTCGGCGAGCTCGCGTTGCGATTGATCGAAAGCGGCCTCGAGCGCATTATGGATCCGTACATCGTCCGCCTGTTGCTGTTGAAATTCGCGATTTGCCTCAACCCAACCGCTCAATAAATCGGCTTGATATTTCTTATTTGCAACCGCCGCGGCTTTGTTCGCTTCCTCGGTCGCGGCGATTAGTAACGGCGAATTTCCTTTGACGGAATCGGCGAGCGCCTTCCAGTAGACGGCCTCTTGCTCAACCGAAAAATCAGTTATCGCCTTTACGGCGTCGAGCTCGCGGCGCCACTCCTGCATTTGTTTCTCGGCGGCTTGCTTTTGCGCCTCGAGCGCATCGCGGCGTTTCTCGGCCCGGTCGAGCTCACCCTTCGCCGCCGTGTCGGTCATCGTGCCTTGAATCTTCGCTTGCTCGTCGGCTTGCTGCTCCTGCAGGTGAATAGTCGCCTCGAGCTCTGTATCGACGGTCGAGCCGATGCGCATTTTGGTTTGCTTTGTTTCACCCGTCGCCGATAGATAGGTCGCCCGGCCGGCCTGCACGGCCTCGAGCTCATTGCGGCGTTCTAAAAGCGAGTTGAAATATTTCACACTCTCGTCTAGTTGATCCTGCTCGGTCGTCGCCTCGTGCAATGCTTTCGAGTGATCCTTTGCCAACTTCTGCTCGTAGCCCGTGCCGCTCGCCCCGGTAATCAATTGCATCATCCCGCTCGGCTCTTGTTCGGCGAGCAATTTGCGCGCGTCGTCGGTTGCTTTTACTAGCTCCCGATCGAGTTTTGTCGTCTCGACGGCCGTGCGCGCCAGTTCCTCGGCGAGCGCGTTCTCTGGTTTATGCTCGAGTTTCGCGAGCTCGTTTTGTAAGTGAATCGTCGACGCGTCGAGCTCGAGATTCGAGAGCCGCACCGCATCGCGCGATTTTTCCCAGGCCTCCGCATTCTTCTCCGCGGCCTCGCGCGTCTTCTCCATGAATTCGTAAACTTTTTTGCCGGCCTCGAAAATCGCGAGCCCAATCCCGACCACTGCAACCGCGGAAAAGGCCGCCGACATGGCCGACGCCACGCCCGGCAATTCGGCGATAAATGAACGGATGTGCCGCGGCAAACTCACGCCGATTTGTTCGCCGAGTAAGGCAATCGTGCCTTTCGCCTCGGTCATTTCGTGCTTAGTGGTCGCGGCCGCCGAATGCATGCCGCCCTCAAGCTGCTTTAACTGCGCTTTCGCTTTGTCGAGCGCGGCCGAGTAAGAGGTCGAATCAACCGCGAGAATGATTTTTACGGATCCGGCGGCCTCGGCCATTTGTGCCCTCGTTTCCCTAAAACACAAAAGCCGCCTCGCGGGCGGCTTTGTTTGGTCGGCAAAAAGTTTGAGTTACTTCGTGGTCATCATCCAGTAAATGAAACTGATCACAATGGCGGCGAAGATATTCCCCAGGAAAACCCCGCAAGCAATGCGCATAATGGTTAACGATTTAGCTGGCGTCGCGGCCGCGGTCGCAGAAACCGGATTATTTCTTTGGTTGCGTAGCGTGCCCCAGATTCCAAAGCCGATAATGGCCGCGCAAAACAGGCCCGCGACGAGGATAGTAAGTGTTTGAGTTGTCATGTCGTTTTAGACGTGCCCGGCCCCCCAAAAAGGCTGTTTTCTACCCTGAAAGTTGTACCCTCAACCGCCGGGCGGCGCCGGCCCGTGCGGCTCGTCGTCGGGCGGCTTCGCTTGTCTCACCGCGGCCATAACCGACGAGCCGAGCGGCGAGCGAATGAACAACGCGCCCAGGCCGATTACCGCGCCTTGCACGGCGATAAAAAACTCGTCTTTCAATCCGTTCGCAAGATTGAATTTTGACGGATCCATCGCCGCCGCCGAGAGCGCCGCGGCCGCGCCGCCGCCGATCGCAACGGCCGCCGATTTTAACCATTCCCGCAGGTTCATTTTTTCGCCGCCTTTTCAACCCCGAGCGCGAGCTCATTGCAGCAAACCGCCGCGGCCTCTTCTCTCGCCGCCTCGTATGCCGGCCGAACAAAGGGATGCGCCGGCACGGGCGCGCCTATTTCACGGCCAGGCCCGCGCCGCTTGCCGCTCGCTAAAACTTTCGAGTAACCGCCGCGAACCTGTCTATGCCCGTACTCGACCCACTCGGCCGCGCGGCGTGTGTATTTGCCTGGCCGCACAATCACGGCCGGAAGCGCCGGCCCGCCGTCGTCGGTTGTGCCGAAATGCGCCTCAATGTCGTTTTTCAAGGCGCCCGGCGGCAATGCCGTCGAGCTCGGCCCGCCCGAGCGCACCGGCGCCCGCGCCCTCACGGCGAGCTCAAACACCGTGCCCGCGGCCTTCAGCGCGTCGTGAATGATCTTTTTTGCCGCTTTGTCGCCAAGCTCGCCGAGTTTCTGATCGAGCTCTTTCAGGCCGGTAACCTGCGCCGTAAAGCCGCCCATACTCTCAACTCCCCGCGGGCTCGGCCGGCGCGCCGAATATCTGGCGCATGCGGTCGGCAATCTGGCCGCGAAACTTCTTTGTAAGCCGGCGCCGCCGCGGCCGGCCGGATCCGGCCGCGCCTGGCCTGGCCGGCATCAGGTCGGCGAGCTCGAGCGGTTTCGTCGGCCGATAAAAACTGTGGTTGATTAAATCGACCCGGAGTAATGCGAACATGCGATGCGTGTCGCGCTCGCGCTCGAGCCAAACCTCGTGCATCCTGGCAAACGAGCGCGGCGTGAGCGAGAAAAATTCCGCTTTCCCCAGGCCGATGCGAACCCGCGCGAATGCCCACAAATCGAGCCAGGTCGGCGGGCTCACGCTACCGCGGCCGCCGGCTCGTTGGGGTTTTGCGCGGGCTCGTCTTTGTCTTTGACTGTCGCCTCATACCAGGCCGCGCGCACCTTGTTTGCAACCTCGTACAAATCCGAGAGCCCCGGCAATTCGCACGCCTGCTCGAAAGTGAGCTCGGGATGAAAGGTGCGCACCGCGGCCGCAAAAACAATCCGCGTATTTGCGAGACTCCCCACGGGCGGCAAAGCAAAAAGCAGGTTTACAAAATCGTTGCGGCCCTCGCGCGCGAGCTCGGCATTGATCGACGTCTCGGCTTCGGCGAGCGCGCCCAGGGTAAAGCATAGGTTATAAATCTTGCCGTCAATCTCGATCGGCGTTTTCGGTAACGTCGCGTCGACAATCGTGCCCGCGATTTTTCGTTGCTTCATAAACTCCCCACCTCCCATAAAAAGAGCCGCCGAATTACCGGCGGCCCAACCTTAAAGGAAAAGCGAAAACCAGGCCTGGCCGGCCTCTAAGTTCCCGGCGTGATTACAGTCGGCCCAGACAATTGCAAATCCATCGAAAACTCGACTTGTTTAGTTGGCGAAATCGAAAAATCGACCGAAAGCACAATCGCCGAAAATGCAATCGAGTCGCCGGTCGTGGTTTGCAGTTTCGTTTTCGGCAAAACTGCTTTGAATGGAGTAATCGCGCCCGACTGATAAGCCGCCTCGGCCGCGGTTTGCCCGGCATCCGACGGCACCCGATTGCCTTTCATGTTCACGGTTGCACCCTCGCGAACCGTGCCGATGTATTCGGCATCGAGCCCCGATGAAAAGTTAGTAACGTTCGCTGTTGCCCATTTCGGACGATTCAACGGCAGGTCGGAAACCTCTCCGATGACTACGGGCGTAGCGCCGATATCGATGATGGTCCCGGCGCCGGTTTGCGCTTGTGTTCCGGCATAAGCCATAGTTTTTCACTCCCTTCGTTGGTTAGTTTGGCATGTTAAAAAACACGTAAAATTCCGCCATGCAAGAGAAATAACGCGTCGAGCCCGGCTCGATATCTAAACCAGGATTGAGCAGGTTACACGTATCAATCCGCGTGCCGTCGCTCAATGTCTCGTGCCGCCATTGCTTGAGCGCGACCGTTGCCGCATAGCGCAGGCGCATTGCCTCGCCGCCGTCGGCCGAGTATGCCGTAATTTCGATTCGTTGCCGGATCGGCCCGGCGCCATCTTCGAAAATCGCCGCGCCCTCGCCACCGACGCACTTGTAAACCAAACACGGATACACCTCGCCTTGCGGCGGCGCCTGTATGGCAAAGATGCGGCCGGCCACAATCGCCGCGACGCCCGCGTCGGCCTCGAGTAAGGCCGCGAGCCCCTCTTGCATCATTGCGGGTTAACCTCGGAACATAAGAGCTCGAGAACCCGATTGCGTTGGAGCACGTTTCTTACTGCCTGCACCACAAACACACGCGAGCCCCAGAGCACACGAAAATTGGCGCCGATAAACGTCGGCGTCCATCGAATTGTTACCGTCTGCCCAATCTGCGAAACAAGTTGCCCCATCTCGTTAACCTCAGAACCGCCGACGGCCTCGATCGACGCGCGCACGGTTAACACCGTGTCGTAAATCGCCGGCGTGATCGACTGGCCGAAAGAGTCGCCGGGCGCCGTGCGCGGCTTTTGTATCTCGATCGAATGCACGAGCTCGCCGGCGCCGATCGACGGATTTGTAATCGATCTCAACACGGCCGGTAATCTCCCCAGGTGATGACATGCGGCCCGAGCAGAGAATCGACGCCAAACGGAACGGTCGTAAGTTTCAAATCGGTTGTGGCCTCGGGATTCCGGTATGCGTGCCCGATCAAAAGCAAAAGCGCCTGCGCAATATCGCCCGGCAAATCCTCGACGTCGTAGTCGACCGTCAAGGCCTGGCCGGCGAGCGCGCCTGGCAGTGTCAAGGTACTCGCGCCGGTTGTCGCATCGGTCGCGAGCACGGCGCCCGCAACCGGCGCGCCCGTTCCGTCGACGAGCCGCTCGAGCCCCGTCGCCCAGGCCTCGGCGAGCTCATAGGTCGACGTCGCGCCCGACGGCGGCGCCACCGTGAAGGCCTCGCCGACAACGGCCGAAATAAAATTCGCAATCTCATAATTCACCCGAACCGAGCCCGGCATGAATTGCCCTTGCCACGGCCAGTAGTAATTAAGCGGCGTGAGCCGCGCCGGCACACTCGATAAATCGGCCTGATAGAGCGCAGGGTCGAGCGTGACCACTTGAAAACTATTGCCGTCGAGATAGGAAATCGAATTTACTTTGCGCGCCTGGCCGCCCGGCAAATCGATGACAACCCGATTCGCGATTTGCGACGCAACCGGCCACCCGATTCGGTCGGCCGGCGAAATCGTCGTGTCGTAGTTCGCCGCCAAAGGAAAATTGTCGATCGTTCGCGCCCAGGTGCGATTAAATAGCGAGCCCTGCAATTTGTTCTCGACGTAGTTGCGCGCCGCGGCGATATAAACCGCGAGCAACTCGTCGTCGTCGGTAAAGGTCGGCGATACGCGACACTGTTGCTTTGCGAGCGCCAGTGTCACGGGCTCGAGTAACGGCGCGGTTATCGGGCGGGCGTTGAGCATTGGTTACCGTTTCCTCCGCGCCGCATTTTCGCGCGGCCGTAAAATTGCCTTTTCTTTGGCCGACGTCGCCGGCGTTTCCTGTGGCCGGCGCATTGCATCCTCGGCCGGCTCATCCATTCGCCGAACGAACCCCAGGCCGAGCCAACCGCTCGCAATGTCTTCGTCAACCTCGAGCTCCTCGCCCGGCACAATCGGGCGCGCCAGGCCTGGCGGGTGAAAGTTTTCAATCGCAACTACGCGCAATTGCGGCCTCGATTCTTTTGTGTCGTTTTTAAAAAAGAGCGCGGCGCCAGGTTTGGGCGTTGGAAGTGGGCGCCGCGCTTTTCGGAAAAAAGCTACACGTGAGTTTTCAGGCCGACGCAAGGATGCGTGCCGGCATCGGTCACATTGCCGCCGGCGCGCATGTAAGCGAGGAATCCGACCATCAGTTGATCCGCATAACGTTCGTCGAGCCGCTGCATGGTCATTTCCCCGTCATTGCGGAGCAAATACTGTTCCTCGAGGTCGCCGTAAATGATCCCGTACGCCGCCGCGACGGCCGCGCTTGGAAGATACGACGTAAGCCGAATCGGGAAACCGAGAATCTGATCAAGCATCCCGGTCTGTGGATTCGGCAGGAAAAGCGGCCGATTGAGCGTGTCGAGCAAACCCATTGTGTAATTCCGGCTCGCTTTGTTCATGTACCAGGCCGCGGCCGGCTCGTAACTCACATCGAGCAGACTTTGGCACGCAACGTAATCGGGATAAGTCGGCCCGGTCGCCGCCGCGGTCGTCGCGAATATCGTCGTGCCGGCCGTCAGGCTCGCAATGTTCGCGGCGTCGCCAACCGCGATAAAGTTCTCGAGCCCGCGTAAAAACCGTTTACCGAGCCGATCGCGAAACAATGCAGGCAAATCAAAACCGGAGTCGGCGAGCTCCTGGCGGCTCACCTTGATCATGGTCGCGAGCGTGTCGGTTGATTGAATGACCCCCGAAAAAAGCGGGTCGGCTTCGGTCACCGGCGTATTTTCGGCCACTACGACAACCGTGTTTGCCGTGTCGTTTTCGTAACCGATTTTCATCGGCGCCCCGTTGCCCGGCGTGGTCTTTTTCTTGACGTTGCCGTACAACGCGCCGATGTATTTCGACGCCGAAATGAGCTCGTTGTAAAACTCCTGCGGCACGATATAGTTTCCCGTCCCGCCGATCGTGATATCGCGCTTTTCGCCGCCGATCAAAATCGGATTGTGGTCGAGTTTCCTTTGCCCGCTTGCGAGCAAGGCCCGTTCGTTGTCGCGCAAACTTCTCTCCCCGCCGCGCATGTAAACCTCGAACGCGTTGCGGTATTGCGTCATGCGCTGCCCGGCCTCGCGCTCGTCGTCGTCGACGTGATCGGCGCCCGGCGCCGGCCGCGGCGTCGACGGAATCTCGCGCCAGTGTTCGGCCCGCTCAAGCAAGGTGATTTGCTCGGTTAACGCGTCGGCCTCGTCGAGCAACCGACTCGCCTCGGCCCGCTGCTCGGCCGTGCAACCTGGCGTCGTTAGAATTTTTTGTGCCTGCGTGCCACACTGGCCGCGGCGAAGTTTCAAGTCTTGAATCGCCATGATTTGTTTCCTTTCGCTCTCGCGGTTTGTCGATCGATTCATGCGTTGCGCCCTTCGGCCGACGGCCGAGAGCAAGGAATAGAAACGCCCCGCTCGCTAGTGAAAGCGGCGCCGCGAGAGCGCGCGGAGTTTCAAGCGAAGAAATTTAAGCCGAGACGGCGACGGCCGCCCGTGCCCGCAAGCGAAGCGCGCGCAACCCCTGCGCCGCATCGCATAGGCAATCCATGCAATCGCAATCGACGTGCGAGCAGGTCGCGCAATCGCCGGCGAGACACTGCTCGCAATCGCAGACACAATACCCAGGCTCGGCGCTATCGGCGCCGCGGCCGGCGCGTGGCCGAGCTCCTGGCCCCTGGCGGCCTGCTCCTGGCGCCCGGCCCGCCGGCGCAGGCCTCGGCCCGCCTGCGGCCTGGTCGGCGCCCTGGCGGGCGGCCTGGCGCGCCGCCTGGCGTGTCTCTACCTCGAGCGCATGCCGGCGCACGTCGGCCGGCATCCCGGCCGGCCACAACCGCGCCCGCGCGGCGCGCGCCGCATCTGGATCCGGCTCGGCGTCCGGATCCGGCCCCGTGACGTCGACGCTCGTCGCCGTGTACGCCGGAAACGTCACCGGCCCCACGTCGAAAAGGTCGACGTCGTCGATCGTCCGGTAACTCTGCACGTAGTTTCCGGCCGCGTCGTACTCGTCGCGCCAGGTCGCCGAGCGCACGTTAAAGCTAAAACTGCAACCGTCGACGTCGCCGCGGCCGATCATGGCCGGCACATCGCGCCCGACGCTCGTCGCCGGATCCGTATCGGCTTCGAACCTCAGGCCCGCGGTTGAATCATTGAGCCGCAAAGTTCCGTTTTTGGTGCGCGCCAGAACGTTGTTTACATCGTGGTTGAACAGGCATCGAACATCCTGTTGCTCGGCCAGAGCCCGCGTAAAGGCGCCAGGCGCAATCGACTCGATAAACCATCCCGTGTCGTATTGCTGCGAATAGACGGCCGCCAGGCCGGCAATGCCGGGCGTCGTGCCGGCGGCCGCGGCGCGCAACTCGCCGCCCGCAAAAAATCGCCTCTCGAGTGTGGTCATAACGCAAATTCCTCCCCGTGTACCTCGTGCTCGGCTTGAATGGCCGCGCCCTCGCGCGCGGTCTGAATGTGAATGGCGCGCACCAGGCGCCGGAATTCTCCGCGACACAATTGCTCGCTCAACTCAAAGCGGGCGCCGGCGCGCCGCATGCGCCGCAAGATGCCCTCGAGCGCCTCGGCCGCGATGCGTTTTTGCGTCTCATCCGGCCAGAAAATAAACGGCATCTCGCGCGCTGCAGTATCGGCCAGGCCGGCGACCACGGGCACCAGGCCGGCCCGCAACCGCTCGGGCTCACCCTCGGCGGCCCGAAAGGCGCGCACAAATCCGGCCGCATGCTGCGCGGCGTACAGGCCGAGCATGCGGCCCTCGTGGCCGAGCTCCTGGCCGTCGCCGTCGAGCTCGAGCCGGGCGCCGGCCTGGCCGGCCGCATCGGGCGCAGGCGCAGGCGCCGGCGGCGGCGCCGTCTCGGCCGCGGCCTGCTTGGCGTTGACCATATTCAACGGCGAGAGATAAACGTCGCCTTCCGATCCGAGCGGATTCAAGCCCAGTTGCCGGCGAACGTCGTTCGCCGAGAGCCAACCCCATTGCCGCCCGAGCGCCATCCCCTCTTGGGTCGTAACAAAATCGCCGCGCAACCGCTCGCTCACATCGAATTCAATTTGATAGCTGTATGCATTCGGCCCCGAGCGCGGCAATAGCTTGCGCTCGAGCTCCTGCTCGATGCGGTTCAAGTATGGGCGCAGCGTGTCGGTCACAAACGCGAGTGATTCTTGTTCGTGGTTGTTATTCGACAACCGTGTGGTATCGCCGACTTTGTGCGGCGCCACGCCGAACAGGCCGGCGATTTGCGAGCGCGTAAATTGCTGCGTGCCGAGAAACTGCGAATCCTCAGGAGAGATACCGAGCGCTTGCCACTTCCACGGCGCCGTGAGAACCGCGACGCGGCGTTGATTGTCGCCGCCATAGTTGCGCTCCCAGGATTCTTTTAGATCCGCTTTTTGTTTGTCGGTCACAATCGAGCCCGCGGCCGGATCCGGCGTGATAATGCCGCTCGGAAAAGCGCCGTTGCCGAAAAACTTCGACCCGAATTTTTCCGTTGCTCTCGCGAGCCCGAGCATTTGCCGCGCGAGCGTAATCGGATTGAAACCTTTGAGCCCGTCGAAACCTACTAGCGGGCAATGGATCATGTTTTCTTTCGCTATCACCCGCTCGACACCCGACCCCAACCCGCTCGAGGTCACGAACTCGAGCACGCCCGTGCGTGAGTTTCGCCGCGGCGACGTAACCCCCGAGCTCAATGGATAGAGCCCGCGCGCGGCGCCGCCGCGGTCGCGAATTATCTCCGCATAGCCATTGCCGGCCGCGGCCATGTTGCCCGTGAATGCTTCCCAAAAGGCCGCCGCGCTCATCTCGTCGTTGGGCTCGCTGGCCAGGATCCACGTTAGATCGTGGTCGACCCGTTGCCGCGACCCATCGGCTTTCGACGCGTAGATGACAAGCGGCAAACTGGCGACGCTCTCGGCGAGCAGGCGAACGCAACGGTAAACCGTCGTAATCTGCATCGCGCTCGCGACGTTGATAATCTCGCCGCTCGCGGTCGGCTCGCCGGCGCCGAGCCAACCGAGAAAAGCCGCGAGCGAAAGCGGCACGCTTGGATTCTCGAGACTCGCGCGCGCGCTCGTCCATGCCGATCGCACTCGGGAAAATAGATTCATTCGCTCGCCTCGCTTGTCAGGTCAGGAAAAAACAATCGGTCGCGGCCTCGGTCGGATTGCCCACCATTGCGCGATTCATCGCATTGAATAGCGCGCTCGCCGGATCGATTTTTTGCAGGCCGCCGCCGGTCGTTTCCTTGCGCGGAAAGATGTTTTCGTTGGCATCCTCGCGCACCATTACATTCGAAATCGCCCAGGTGAGCACCGGATTTGCGTCGTGATGAAAGCGGCCCGAGAGTACCGCGGCCTCGAGCTCTTTCATGGCCGGCGAGAGATATTGAACCGTCTGCGGAATCGAAATCACAACGTCTGAGCCCGTGCGCGCGGCGAGCTCTTGCTGCATCTGCAGCGCCGACCACGGATCGAACGCGATGCACGCGAAATTAAAAACCTCGAGCTCGGCCTCTATCTCGCGCTGAATTTTCGCTAACTGAATCTCTGGCCCCTCGTGCGCAATCAAGGCGCCCGAGTGTACCCACTTCTCATACTGCGGATGACGTGTGTCGAGCGCCCGGTCGCGCGGCACGTACGAACGCGGAAACGCGTAATAGTGCCGCAACCCATCCTCGTCGCGAATGAAAACCTTGCACCGGCTCGCCAGGTCGATTTTTGCCGCCAGGTCGGCGCCCTCGAAAGTGAGCTCGCGGCGAAAATCCTCAAGCCGCAAACTGGCGTCGCCGCATTGCCGCCAGGCCTCCATATTCATCCACGCGTGCCGGGCGTTGACCCAACAATCGAAGTGTTTCGTTTTGACGATGCTCTGCTTATGCGCCGACTGCATCGCCTCTCGTTGCTGCGCGTGTAGAAACTCGAGAGAAACAGAGACGCCGGCGTTCGGATTCGCCTTAAAAATGCCGTCGTCCGTCTTCCATTCTTCCTCAGAATCGAGAGTAAAAATCAGGATGAAAAAACGATCGTTGTCGAGCGTGCCCTCGAGAACCTGTTGCGCCTCTTGCTGCATGACGTAACACGGCCCCTCGATAAGCGAGCCCGCGGTCGTGATCACAATCAAAAGCGGCTGTTGCCGGGCGCCCGTGCCGGTTTCCATCGTCTCGAATAACTCGGGCGTCAAATGTTCGTGGTACTCGTCGATGATGGCGCAACTCGGGCTCGCGCCGTCGCCCGGCTTTCCGATCACCGGCTCGAACCGTGAGTAATCGGATTCAATAAGCAGGTTTTTGGCGTTCACAATCACGCCGAAATACTGTTGTAGTTCGGGCGTCTTTTGCGCCATCAACCACGCCGGCCGAAAAACTTCCCAGGCCTGCTTTTCGGTCGTCGCGCCGGAATAAACCTCGGCGCCAAATTCCCCATCGAACGCGAACATGAACAGGCCGACGGCCGCGGCCCATGTGCTCTTAGCATTCTTGCGCGCGACGCATTCGTACACTCGGCGAAAGCGCCGAAAGCCGCTCGCCTTTTCAACCCATCCAAAGATGGCCGCGGTTTTGAAAACTTGCCACGGTTCCAACCGGATCCGATTCGATACGCCCGGCGTCGGCCTGGCCCATTGCCCTTTGACGTGCGGAAGCAACTCGATAAACCGGCAGGCCTTCGCGGCCCGGCCGGCGTCGAACCGATACGGATACTCGGGCGCCCGCTCGCGCGCCAGGTCATCAAGGTGCCGCTTTACCGCAAGCCGAATCCACTTGCACGCGATGATGCGGCCGACCAGAACATCGCGCGCGTATTGGTTGCAAATCGCCGCATAGTCGCGCGGCGCGTCAATTGACGGGCGGCCGTTTGCCCTGCTCGGCGGCGAGCTCGGCCCACTCGCCGGCGGCCTCGGCTGTCTTTGTTTGCCCCTTGACACGTGAACGCTCGCTCGGGATACATCCCATTTGCCCCAGGTTTTTGTTAAGTTGCGATTGCTCGCCGGCCGTCAGTCGCGGCCCGTGCCCGGCCATACCGCGGCGCAGGTTGTAGGTAAGGTCGACGGTTTGCTCGACGAAAAACCGATCCATTGAGCTCAAAACGCCGAATTGCGCTTGCGCCGCGAGCTCGCACCAAATCGCGACGTATTTCGCATACTTCGCGTTGCCGGCTTTCGCCTGCTCGAGCCACTCGGCCGGCGGGTCGCCGAGCGGCCCCTCGGGCACGGGCTCGCCCTCACGTTCGCGGCGCCTGGCCGGATTGTGGTCGAATGCGCCGCTCGCCTCAAGCATGGCCGTCGGTTTCCTGCGTGCCGGCATGTCGCGGCCCTCCCGGCCGTCTCGCCGCGCGCCCCTGGCCTTTCCCTGCGCTCGCCTGGCGCCCTTTATGCGCGGCTTAAATCAAGGCCTGAATCTCGCTTGTTAACGTTCAAACCTCTGAATCGTGGACGTAAAAATCGGCC